TCTGGTGCATCTGCATCTAGATATCTGTTTGCTCTGTATCAACAGAGACTTCAGGAGGAAGCGCTGAAGTTGCAAGACAAGTATCCAATTCGCATCCACTACACCAAGTAAGGAAGGGCTATGGCAATAAGAAAATTCAGCTCAATCAGCGTTCAGACAACGCTTGCTTCTGGAATCAATAGTAGCGTTACATCGCTAACTGTTGCTACTGGAACAGGTGCTGCGCTTATGGGTGGTGTGACGCTAGGGGCAGCAGTAGGCGGTGTCTATCCAGACCAGTTCACCATTGCTATTGACCCTGATACCGCAAACGAAGAGATTTGCTTCGTCCAGCAAGTTTCTGGCGATACGCTAACTATCGTCAGGGGTAGAGCAGGATCTGCGGCTACAAGCCACAGCTCAGGCGCTACAGTAAAACACGTCCTAACCTCAGATGACCTAACGGCATTTGAAACTGCTGTGTCACCTGTAACAAGCCTAGGTTTTGCTGGGTCTACCTCTGGTAGCACTACAGTACAGGCTACTGCAATAGCAGGAACAACTACGCTAACCCTGCCTGCAGCAACAGATACACTCGTTGGTAGAGCAACAACAGATACGCTAACTAACAAGACATTAACTAGCCCGATATTGAATACACCAACAATCAATGATGCTAGACAGAATCTAACTCTTAATGCCCAGACTGGTACTACATATACCTTGGTACTAACCGACAATGGTCGCTTAGTTACCTTGAGTAATGCTGCTGCCATAACACTTACTGTGCCACTTAACTCATCTGTTGCATTCGCCACTGGCGCAGTTGTTAACATTCAACAGATTGGCGCAGGACAGGTAACTGTGGCTGGAGCAAGCGGAGTTACCCTAAATGGGACTGGAACTAAAACCCGCGCTCAATGGTCTGCGGCAAGCCTTATCAAGACAGCAACAGATACTTGGACCTTGATTGGAGATATATCCTAATGGCAACCACTTACAAAGTACTAGGCCAGTCAGCGCCTAGCGCTGCAACGGCAACAACTCTATACCCAGTGCCTGCTGCGACTGAGGCGATTATTTCTACAATCAATGTAGTCAATACCCACGCATCTACTGCAGATGTTATTCGTATTGCTATCAGGCCAAACGGTGATACCTTAGAAAATAAACATTACATCGTTTATGGAGTAAGCCTATCTGCTGGAGCAACCTTTACCTATACAGGTGGTATTACGCTAGATGCTACAGACGTTGTAACTGTTTTCTCTACAAACGGTACAAGTTCTTTTAACGCCTTCGGATCGGAGATAGCATAATGTCAGTTGGAATAACACCTAATCCTAACGTTGTAGGCCCTACAGGGCCGACAGGACCTACTGGTTCTACAGGATCAACAGGACCTGCTGGTGGTGGCATTGCAGCAATCAATGCCCAAACTGGCACCACATACACACTTGTCGCTGGCGATCTAAATGATTTAGTTACTTTGAACAACGCTTCTGCTATTACCTTGACAGTGCCACCTTCGGTATTTTCGGCTAACGATGTTGTTAACATCGCACAGCTTGGTGCAGGTCAAGTAACACTAGCGCAAGGAGCAGGAGTCACAATCCAGTCAACAGGTGCAACCACAACTGCGCCAAAGCTACGAACGAATAAGTCTTCGGCATCTATTATCTGTACAGCATCGAATACATTTCTAGTGGTAGGAGATATTGCCTAATGCCTATTCTAGGAATCATCGCCAGTTCTAAGTTTGGAGATGCTGGCGACTTTGAGTCTATTGCTACTGTATCTGTTGGTAGCGGTGGTGCTGCTGATATGGAGTTTACTTCTATTCCTGCAACCTTTACGCATTTACAGGTTAGAGGTATGGCGAAAGATAGTAACAGCACAACTCAACAACTTAGATTTCAAATAAATACCGATACAGGAAATAACTATGCTTATCATCAACTTTACGGAACTGGAAGCACAGTAAGTGCAGGGGCGGCGGCAAGTCAGGCTCTAATTAGCAATGCTTACGCCGTAGCCTTAAATAATGTGACAAGCGTTTTTGGAGTTTCTATTGTTGATATTTTAGATTATGCAAATACAAATAAATATAAAACTGTCAGAAGTTTACACGGAACAGATGTAAACGGAAATGATGGTTATGTGGGCATCACTTCTGGTTTGTGGCAGAGCACTTCAGCAATTACATCAATAAAATTTTATTTAACAGGTGGAGCAAATTTTGCCCAATACTCAACCTTCGCCCTCTACGGAATACGGAGCGCATAATGCCTATAACTTATGAACCGATAGCAACAACAACGCTAGGAAGCACTGCTTCATCTGTTACTTTTTCTAGTATTAGTGGAAGTTATACAGATTTATATGTAGTGCAAACTTTTCCAAATACAGAAGTATACGGATATTCACGATTCAGATTTAACGGCGATACGGGAAGTAGTTACAGTTCTACTTATTTTTATGAGTATAACGGAGTGACTAGCGGTAGAGCAACGAGCACAACAAGTATTACGGCTGGCACCAGTTCTTATATGTCTAATAGCAATATATTAAGTCATATACAGAATTATTCAAATAGCACAACTTATAAAACTGTTTTGTCACGAGCGATGTTTGGACAAACAAACTCAGTGCCAAGAGAAGTTTTTGCGCAGGTAGGTTTATGGCGTTCAACTGCCGCAATTACTTCAATTGACATTTCTATAAATACGGGAACCTTTGCGGCTAATTCTACTTTTTCCCTCTACGGAATTAAGGCGGCATAATGGCTAACACATATGAGGCAATAGCCACAGTAACTGTGGGTAGTGGTGGGGCTGCAACTATTGAGTTTACAAGCATACCTGCTACTTATACTGATTTATTAGTTAAAGTTTCAGCAAGAGCGAGCGTTGACACCGTTCAGGCTTCTATTAGTTTCAACGGTTCCACTTCAAGCAGAACTAATATAATGTTGTACGGTAATGGTTCCAGCGCGGGAAGCGAATCTTTAAGCGATATGTATAGTTATGGCAATGTTACGAGTTCTGTAGCAACAGCCAACACATTTGCCAATGCCGAGTACTACATTCCAAATTATGCTGGTTCAACATATAAGTCTATGTCTGGCGATAGCGTAAACGAACGTAACGCCACAACAGCGTATTCATCAATTACAGCATCTCTTTGGTCTAATACTGCTGCAATAACTTCGTGGACAATTACCTGTCCAGGCGGCAACTTCGTCCAATACTCCACCGCCACCCTATACGGAATCAAGAACTCCTAACGAAAGGAAAACAATGCCAACCAAAGTAATCGTAGACTGCTCAACTGGAGTAACTACTGAGGTAGAACTAACTGCCGAAGAAGTTGCTCAGCGTGAGGCAGACGCAGCAGCCTTTGCAGAAATCAAGGCAGCAGAGGAAGCAGCAGCACAGGCTAAGGCAGATGCTAAGGCAAGCGCCGAGGCTAAACTTGCAGCACTCGGTTTAACACCAGACGAAATCTCAGCACTTAACTAATTTAAGGAGCGATCAGTGGCCTATGACCAGGACATCACCGAGGGTATTCCCTACGTACTTTCCAACCCTGCTGGGGCCACTAGCTACTCATCCACTGGCGAGGCATACGATGTAGCCTTTGCTGGCCTGCCATTCTTCTTGGCAGCTAGTGATGACACACCTTATCGTAGAGTTACAGCTCAGTATCGTAAGCAACAGATTGACCAGACCAGAGAGCCTGGTGAGCAGACTCTTACAGGTTGGTGGCTACGCTCACAGTCATCATTCCACCTTGGTGCTGGCATTAAATACTTTGAACCATTACAAGATGAGTCGCTTCGCTTCCAGTTTACAGAGTCCAAAGGTGTAGATGTCTGGACTAAGGGTCAGGCTACCCTGCTTAACACCACAGTCAGGGCTAGAACTGCAACAGCAACTAACCTATACCTAGTTGGTGCTAGAGATACTGCTAATAACGTAGATGCAGTTGTCTTTACTGAAGGAGTTGACCTCAAGAAACTTACTATGAGTAACGATACACCTACCGTTACTACTTATACCTTAACAGCAGCTCCACACACACTTGATTTTATGGCTCTAACCTCTGATGGCACTAGATACTTTGCTGCAGATAATGCCAAACTTCATAGAGGTAATATCTTTGGTTCTACATCTGATGGTCATCTCTATAATCTTAGCGGTCCAGTTACCACAGTAGCGCTGCGTTATGCAAAACAACGTTTACTTGCTGCAGTTGATAGGGATATCTATGAATTAAATTCAAATAATACAACCACTGCAGGCGGTCACGCTTTACCTGGTGAACTCTATAGACATCCAAATCCATCGTGGATATGGACAACCATATCCGAAGGACCTGCTGCTTTCTATGTTGGTGGCTATGCTGGATCTCAGTCATCTCTCTACAAGATTACATTAGATACTACTAATACTAACGCTCTTGGATTCCCAGAACTTAATGCACCAACAGTAGTTGTTGACCTACCAGAGGGTGAGATATTAAACGCCTTTGATGTATACCTTGGTACCTTTGGAGTTCTTTGCACTAATAAAGGCGTAAGAATTGCAGTGATATCTGCCGATGGTGACATAAGTTACGGACCATTGCTAGTAGATACAGAGTGCAAGAGTGTAACTTTCAAGGATAAATTTGCTTATGTAACAACCTTGCAAGGTACTGAGTCAGGTCTAATCCGTATTGATTTATCACAGCCAGTGGTTCCTAATAGCCTTGTCTTTGCTTATGCTTGGGATGTTTGTGCAAGTGGTGAGACTGTTAACCCATCATCTACAGACTTCCTTGGTACTACCGATAGAGTTGTCTTTGCTGTTCCAGGCGATGGAATATGGATTGAATCATACGGAGTCAAAGTTGCATCTGGTTACCTGCAGACTGGTTATATCCGCTATAACACCTTAGAGCCTAAGATATACAAGTTACTATTTCCTAGATTTATCTCTACCAATGGTGGTCTAAGCCTGCAGTCTATTGACTCTGCTGGCACTAGCTACAATATCGGAACCTATTCACAGGGTGAAACTGTTACAGAAGGTGGTATCCCTTATCCTGCAACAGCGCAGGAGTATCTAGGATTCAAGTTTACATTTACTCGCTCTACTGCTGATACAACTCTTGGCCCTATATTTAATGGTTACCAAATCAAATCTCTACCAGCAATCCCTCGTCAAAGACTGATTCAATATCCAGTCTTCTGCTATGACCACGAGACGGATAAGTTTGGAGTAGAGGTAGGCTATGAAGGTTCTGCTTGGGATCGTATGCAACAACTCGAAGCAGTAGAAAATCTTGGCGACACTCTTGTTGTTCAGGATTTCAGAACAGGTGAGTCTTTCATTGGACTCATAGAAGAGATGGACTTCATCAATCGGACACCAACAGATAAACGCTTCTCAGGTTTCGGGGGCACTTTGCTAGTAACTATACGGAGCGTATAATGACACCTACTGAATGGGCTGGGCTAGCTGTAGCCACATTAACAATAATCACTGGATTTGCTGGACTTATACGCTGGTTAGTCAAGCATTACCTATATGAACTAAGACCCAATGGTGGCTCTAGTCTCAAGGATAAGGTTGATTTACTAGAAAATAAAGTAGAACTGTTAACCGAGCTAGTCAAGGAAGCACTGAGGAAATGAATGAAACCTGTTGTAAAGAGTGCAACACCTGCAGCACTTGCCGTTCTCAGGCAGGCAACTGCGCTTGTTCCCAAGCGAAAGAAGGCATCGGACGGACTTCTGCCAAGCAAGGCTCACATCAAGGCAAGTCCTAATTCAGATCACAATACTGGACTAGCAGTAGACCTGACCCACGACCCAAAGGCAGGTATTGACTGTGCCGAGATATTTGAAAAACTTAAAGAGGATAACAGGGTTTCCTACCTTATCTTCAATAAGAAAATTTGGTCACGCGACAAGGCTAAGTCTGGCAATCGTCCTTATACTGGTAGCAACCCTCACACTAAGCACCTTCATATTTCTATCAACCCTGACCTGGCTAATGATACTAGCCCTTGGTTCTGGTGGATGAATCAACCTAAGATTGTGAACCAGATTGTGGCTGGACTTCAGCCTCAAGCTAAGAAGAAGGTGGCAAAAGGTA